CTGAAACTAGTCAGGAACTTTATAAAGTTGTTGTCGATGGACAAGAACAAGAAGTCACCCTTGATGAACTCACGAAAGGTTATTCTCGACAAAGTGATTATACTCGTAAAACCGAAAAATTATCACAAGATAGAAAGAGTGTAGAAGAATTAAAAAATGAATACACTAGGCAGAACGAGGAGGCTAAAATCAAAAGAGATCAATACGAAAAGCAAATTCAAGTATTGACTGAACAATTAAAACAAAGTGAACCATCTAAGGTAGATTTAGATAGGCTTTATGAAGATGATCCAGCGGAGTATGTTCGTGTAAAAGCTGAACAAGATCGCAGAAAAGAATTATTGGAAAAAGCTAATCAAGAGCAACAAAGAATACAAGCTGAAAAACAAGAGGAGCAAACAAAACAATACAACGCTTATCTTGAACAGCAAAGACAACTTCTTGCTCAAAAACTACCTATTTACGCTGACAAAGAAAAAGGAGCAGAGTTTACAAAGAATTTAGTAAACTATGCCAAAGAGATTGGTTATACAGACCAAGAAATAAATATGTTAGTAGATCATAGATCCGTTATTATGTTAGCCAATGCTTATCGTTACGATAAGTTAAAAAAAGCTAACCTGAAAAATAAAAAAGTAACAAAGGTATCTAAGGTCGTCAGTTCATCTAGTGCTAAAGTTCAAGACGATAATGAAGTTGCAAAGCGATTGAAATCTAAAAAAGCAAATCTTAGAAAGACAGGAAAAGTGAATGACGCTGTTTCTGTTTTACAAGAATTGTATTCTCAATAACAACAACATAGAAAGGAATAAGTAATGGCACAACCAACCAATACTTTTGATACCTATGATGGTGCAAACTCTATAAGAGAAGATTTAGCTGATGTAATTTACAATATTTCACCGACTGAAACTCCTTTTATGAGTAACGCATCAAAAGGTACAGCAACAAACACACTATACGAATGGCAGACAGACTCACTAGCTGATGCTGCTGCAAACGCACAAATCGAAGGTGATGACTACACAGGCGATGCAAGAACTGCAACTGTTAGACTTAACAACTACACCCAAATCTCTGCAAAAGCAGTAACTATTTCTGGTACTGACGATGCAGTGGATAACGCAGGAATGAGTACCCAGATGGCGTACCAGTTAGCGAAGATGGGTAAAGAACTTAAGCGAGACATGGAAAGAGCATTAGTAGGAGTCGAAAATGCAAAAGTCGCTGGTAACGCATCAACTGCAAGAGAAACAGCATCTGTTGGAACATGGTATGGTGGTAACAAACCAGGTACATCTTCTGCCGCTGGTAACTTCTCAACTAATGGTTCACCATCAGCAACTCCTGCTGGTACAGGTGCAACAGCAATCGCTGGTGGTACTAACAGAACCTTTACAGAGGCACTATTAAAAGCTGGTCTTTTAAAAGCCTTTGAATTAGGTGGAGAGCCTGAGACAGTAATGATGTCACCATCACACAAGCAACTAGCTTCAGCTTTTGCTGGAGTTGCAACGAAATACAAAGATGCGAGTGACAGAGTATCAATCGGTACTACTGACATTTATGTATCTGATTTCGGTGAAGTAGCTTTCGTACCAAACAGACATCAAAATGCAAACAGAGTAGATATCCTACAAATGGATATGTGGAGTGTAGATTTCCTACGCCCTTTCCAAACCTCTGATCTTGCAAAGACTGGTGACTCTGACAAGAAGTTACTCTTAGCTGAGTATGCTTTATGTGCAAAAGCACCAAACGCAAACTACGGAATATTTAACTTAACTGCATAATTATTTGTAGTCAAAGGACTGGGGGTGTTTAATGCACCCCCTTTACATATAGAGAGGAAAAAATGGCAATATTTACAAACAAAAAACATACATCAAGGTTGTTTAAGGTTGTAGAAAACGCAAAGAAATCAGACCAAATGATTTCTAAAGGCGATGGTAAAAAACAATCTAAGCAAACATCTATGGGTGATCGTAAATACGATCCAATGTTAAGCATTTCAGGTAATCAAGGTTTATCCATGAAAGACACAATAGATGCGATGATAGCTAAAGCGATAAAGTAATGGCAAAAAAATTCTCACTTAACGATCCTAACGATCAATCATCAGTTAAAACAAATCTTATAGTTGATGAAGCTGAGAATAAATATCATATTGAAAACTACCAAGATCAGGCAACTATCAAAGAAATCTTAGATTCTAATAAAAAAGCACAAAACGAAGGTGCATATAAAGCAAAAGCATTTGAACATGAAAAAGGATATCGTGTTGCTAGACTGCCGAACATTGTAGTTCATCAATTAGCTAAACAAGGCATCTTAAATTACAATGGAAAAGTTTTAGATAAGACTAGATTTTTTCGTTGGTTAAACGACTCTGATAACAGACATTTTAGAATATATACAGGTAACTTATAATGGCATTAGACACATACTCCAATTTAAAAACTACTATTGCGAACTATCTTAATAGAAGTGATCTCACTGCATACTTAGGTGATTTTATTACTTTGACTGAGGCTAGACTCAATAGAGAGTTGCGAGTTAGAGAAATGGTAAATACTGATACTTCCACAACAACAGTTGCTGGTACACAAAGTTATTCTCTGCCTACAGGATATTTAGAGGCAACTACTGTTATATATCAAAGCAACCCTTATTGTACTTTAAGATTTATGAGTAATACAGATTTTTACAATAAATATAATACGAGTCAAACAAGCGGTAAACCGACATATTTTACTATAGTGGGATCTAACATATTGTTAGGTATAGCACCTGACAGTGCTACAACCCTGCAAATAAACTATTACAAAACAATATCGGCATTATCAGACGACAATACAACAAATACAATATTAACTAATTATCCTGAGTTGTATTTATATGGTTCACTGGCTGAGTCAGCACCATTTATTATGCAAGATGAAAGGATAAATACTTGGGCAACTCTGTATAAAGAAGCATTAAAAAATGCAAACGAAACTTCATCACGAGGATCTACTACATCATCACCATTACAGATGTCCACACCACAGGTGGCATAGATGATCGATTTTGGCGATTTACAAGCTGACCTACCTACTTATGAGAACTCAGGTGCTTTAGTAGTTGATAATGTCTTACCTCTTGCAAAAGGCTATAAAAGCCTAGCTGGTTTTCAGGCATTAAGTGGTACAGGATTAACAGGTAGTGCTGTTGGTTTATTTACAAGTTTTAGTGCTAGTGGTTCTACGAACTATGCTGGTGACGCTACCAAACTTTATCAGATGGACTCCTCTCTAGTCTTTCAAGATAAAAGTAAAGCTGGTGGCTACAACAACTCTACTACAGAAAATGCAAGAGACTTCTGGGCATTTACACAGTTTGGTTCAAACATTATTGCAACAAACTTTGCAGACAATATTCAGAAGTTTACAGAAGGTACAAGTAGTGCTTTTAGTGATCTTGTTTCTCTCAAAGCAAAATATATTGCAGTCATTAGAGACTTTGTTGTAGCTGGATATACAAATGAATCAGGCACAGTATACAATCAAAGAGTAAAGTGGTCAGGTATCAACGATAGTTCTACATGGACACCAAGTCAATCAACGCAATCAGGTTTCCAAGATATTGTAGGATCACATGGTAATATTCAAGCAATTGTCGGTGGTGAAAGTGCTGGTGTGATCTTTATGGAAAAGGCAATCTACAGAATGTCTTATGTCGGTGTGCCATTAATTTTTCAGTTTGATAAGATTGCAGATAATATTGGTGCATTTGCTCCTAAGTCTGTTGCTTCTTATGGAAACATGGTTTTCTTTTTAGCACAAGATGGTTTTTACAAACTAACTGGTGGACAACAATTAACACCAATAGGTAATGGTAAAGTAGATAACTTCTTTTTTGATGACTTATCATCTAACCTTGATGGTATTACATCGGCTGTCGATCCTAACAATAGTATTGTTGTATGGTCTTATCGAGGATCAGGAGCTACAGGTACAACCAATAACAAACTCTTGATATACAACTATGCAGTTGATAAATGGAGTACAGGTAGTGGACAGGACTTAGAGTTTATTGCTAGTGCATCACAAGAGGCATTTACTACTTTAGAAAGCCTTGATGTATTAGGTGACTTAGATAATCTTCCCAAATCATTAGACTCATACTTTTACAAAGAAGGTATTGTCGGTCTAGCTGGTTTTAACTCTGCAAATAAGTTTGGAAAGTTTATTGCAAATAGTTTATCAGCTACAGTTGATACGACAGAGTTTGAAGGAGCTAAAGGTAAAAGATCAACACTAATTAATTGCAGACCTATTGTTGATGGAACAACAAACACATCTGTAACAATAACACCAATTACGAGGCAATCACAACTTGACACCACAACAACTGGCGATGCTGTTAGCACTAATGATACTGGCACTTGCCCTTTACGGAGTACATCTAGGTATCATCGGATTAGGGTAAATGTAACAGGTAACTTTAACACCATGTCAGGTGTAGATATAGAAGCGAGACCTGAAGGTGGCAGATAATCAATTTCCTCAAGTACCTTTATCAATACCTGATACAGGACAACATTTACGATTAGTTTCGACATCATTGAACAATACGATCAATGGTAAACTTAACAGTACAGGAACAATAACACTAACTGCTAGTGCTACATCAACGACCTTAACTGATGCTCGTATTAGTGGTAATTCTGTGATACTTTTTATGCCAACGACTGCAAATGGCAGAACAGCATTAAACGGACTTCATGTTTCTGCAAGAGCAGACGGAAGTGCAACTTTAACTCATGCAAGTTCAGGAAACACAGACCAAACATTATCATACTGTGTCATTGGGTAATGTAGTCACTAGAGTACCTAGTGAAGATGTTGAGTTTATATGGAGTCAAGTAGCTCCTTTGTTAGAAAAAGCATTAGACGAAACCTATAGTATTAAAGATATACTGTATGGATTAGCTAATGATCGTATGCAACTATTTATTAGTTGGAATAATAATAGAGTCGAAAGTGCTGTCGTAACTGAGATAGCACAATACCCTCAGTCAAAAGTATTACGATACTTTTTAGCTGGAGGAACAAATTTAGAAAACTGGTTAGAAAGAATACAAAAAGTTATAGAAAAATTTGCAAAGAAAGAAAACTGTACTCACCTTGAAGTCGCTGGGCGAAAAGGTTGGGTAAGAAAATTGAAAGGATTTAGAGTCAAAGCATACTTACTAAATAAGGAAATATAAAATGTCAAAAGGATCATCACCACAAAACGTAACAACTACATCATCTGCTGAACCATCAGAGTTTATTAGACCATACTTAGAACAAGCTATTGATTACAGCCAAGATTTATTTGAGTCTGATTTACCAAACTTTTTTCCAAACAATACATTTGTAGCTCCAGCCGCTGAAACACAAGCCGCATTAGATTTAGCCTCTGCAAGAGCTGTAGCTGGAAATCCGTTATTGAATCAATCACAAAATCTGGCTCAACAAACATTAGCTGGAGATTTCTTATCCCCTACGACAAATCCTTACTCACAAGCCTTATTTAATCAAATGGCTGACGATGTAACATCAAAAGTACAATCACAATTTAGTAAAGCAGGTCGTTTAGGATCAGGTGCAAACCAAGAAATTTTATCAGATTCATTAGGTAGATTAGCTAATCAAGTCTATGGAGATCAATATAATCGTGAAAGAGCATTACAGGCTCAAACAATGATGACAGCACCACAGTTAGGCGAGATGGATTATAATGATGTTTCAAGACTAGCACAAGTAGGTGCAGACAGAGAAAGCATAGAACAAGCAAAACTACAAGATGCCATAGCAAGATTTGACTTTGAACAACAAAAACCATTTTTGAAACTAAATCAATTTTTAGGTGCATTAGGTTCACCAGTACCAACACAAACAGTATCAACACAACCTGTCTTTAGAAACACAGGTGCTGGATTACTAGGTGGTGCATTAACAGGTGCTAATATTGCAAGTCAAATAGGTGGTAACTCTATGTTTGGTAATCCTCTCTTTGGTGCAATTGGAGGAGGACTTCTTGGAGGGTTCTTTTAATGTCACAACAATATAAAGCCTTATTAGAACAAGCAATAGGTAATAAATTCCAAAAACTTTTAGTTCCTCAACAAAATCAAGCAGGTTTATTAAACTTTGTAAAAACCCCTTATGCTCAAGATATTGGTATGGGATTATTGGCACAATCAGGTTATTCACCAATGCCTACTTCCTTAGGTCAGTCTTTAGGTGTTGCTATGAATCAAGCTAATCAATTAAGAAGCCAAAGACGAGCTAATGAATTTGCTGAATTAGGCACACTTACAAAACTGTCAGAGTTTTTTAAAGAGCCTGAAAGAAAAACAGCAGAGGATAGCAAAGGTATATTAAGATATACTGACACTGGTGAACAAGTATTTAAAGATGACAAACCAGAAATAAAAAGAGACACTGCTGAAGATATAAACGGAATTTTACGATATACTGATACTGGAGAGCAAGTATTCCCAACTGATAAAGCACCAGTAGCAGAAAGAAAGACACAAAATGATCGTAATGGAGTTTTAAGATTTTTAGATACAGGTGAACCAGTATTTCCTAATGTTAAAGATGAATTTATTCCTAGCACAGCTAAAGATGTAAATAATAGATTAAGATATACAGATGGAGATAAAAAGGGAGAATTAGTATTTCCTGATGTAAAAAAAGAAGATGAATTTGTTAAACCAAGTTATGTTACTTTTCAGAGTCTTAAAGATCCAACAAAACAATTTTCTTTAGATTTAAATAATCAAGAAGATGCAAAAAGAGCTGTTGAATTAGCAAACAATGGATTTGTTATTAGACAAGAAAATTTAAGCACTGGTGATATTAAAAGGGCAAGTCAAGCATCTGGTGATGGATCTCCAAGCATTACCGATAATAATGATTTTTGGAGTAATATTTCAAATGAATCAGTTGTTACTGATGTTGAATATGATGATGGTATTAAAATTGCTCAAGCTGGTAACAAAGGTATACAAGCTGGTGATGAATTAAGAAAATTGATTTTAGCAGATCCAAACATAGCTGGAACTATGGGATCATTACAACAACTTGCAAAATCAACTGGTGGCACTTTAGAAAGTATAGGTTTAGGTTTACCATTTTTAGACCAGTTTCAAAAAGAATCTATTTCAAAATTAGCAAACTTGGAAAATCAATTAGCTTACAGTTTAGCCACTGTTCGTGGTTATAAAAGTGGTAGCTACGAAGTAAAAGCAAAAGATGTAGAGAGAGCCAAAGACGAACTAAACATTACAGGTATGTTAGGTGGTGCTAAAGGAGTTTTAGATAGAGTTAATTCAGCAATAGAAGAAATAGCATTAAGCACAAATGATGCTCAACGAAGAATCAACATAGATGTCATTGATTATTCACAATTTATTTATACAGGAGACTAACATTGAGTAAATATTTAGATGCCTTTGTAGGTAGTTTGATGGATAGAGAAACATCAAAAGCAACTGGTGGAATTTTAGGTAGTATTGCTGGTGCAACACAAGGTGCAAAAACTGGTCTTATGTTACCAGTTCCTCCTCCATTAAAAATTGCTGGAGGCTTAATTGGTGCTACTACTGGTGCTGTTCTTGGAGCTACAGGTGCTGGACAAGTTAATGATATTGTAAAAAGTTTACTTCAAGGTGATGAGTTATCAGCAAAAAAACAATGGGATAGACTAGGATCAGATTTTAAAACTGAAGCTACTTGGCAAACTATATTTGCTAAAGTACCAGCTATTAAACCTCTTTTTGCTAAATTGTTTGGTGGATCAAAACAATCAAGAGAAGCTGTAGCAAAAGTATCTGAAAGAACAGGAATACCTTTTGGTATATCTGATGTACCTGATGCTAAAGTAGCAAATTTATACAAAAGAGTTGTTGGTATCTTTCCATTTGTTAGATCGCCCTTTTCTAAAACTATCGCTAAAAGAACAAAAGCTATAGAAGATAAAAAAGATCAACTTTTAAATTTATACGCACCTAATGCTTCATTAAGTGATCTAGGTATAGAAATGTATAAAAATGCTGGAAAGAAATTCAATACATTTAAAAGCATGGCTAATAGAAGATATGAGCTGTGGAAAGGCACTGCAAAAAAATTAGATGTAGCTTTTATACCTACTACAAATGTAAAGCGTGAAGCACAAAAATTAATTGATGATGTGATGAAGTCACCTATAGACTCACCACGAAAAGATCCTTTTTTTGATTATTTAGAAAAAGTAACAAAGTTAGATGGTACATTAAAAATAGATGGATATGAAGCAATCGTTAAAGATTTAGAATCTTTGGTCAAAACTGGCTATGATGTAAAAAGATTAAAAGTTTTAAAGAAAGCACTGGAAAATGATCTAGATAGTTTTTCAAAAGTTTTATTACCTAAAGGTCAGGGTGCTATGAAAGTAAACCCTTTAAATCTTAACAATGAACAATTATTAGAAGCAGAGAAACTTGTCAGAAGATATGAAGATTCTAAACAATTCTATGCAAATGGTATTAAGTTGTTTCAAAAACCAAGTGCTAAAATGTTTGAAAGTGCAGATCCAAATATTTTTAAAACTGGTTATACAAAATTTGGCAGTATATCGCCTGACGCATTAGCAGATAAAATTATTAAAAAGAACTTATCTCCTAATGACCTTGCTGATTTAAGACAACTAATAGGTGATGATTCATATAGTAAATTAACTAGAAAAGTTCTTGAAGATGCTTTTAATAGTGCAACAGTTACTAAAGGTGATTTATTAAGTTTTGATCCTAACAAAGTAGAGAGTTTTTTAGGCATTACAGGTAAAAAACAATTTAAAAACGAAACATTACAAGAATTATTAAAAACATCAAAAGTAAACCCACAACAATTTATGGATTTTCTAGAAGTGTCAAAACTTCATGCAGATCAAAAAATTGCAGACCTCAGTCAGTTTTTAGTTAGACGAGGAACATTAGGTGGTGTTGGATCATTATTTGGAACAGCTACTATGGGTACATCAATAGGAGCAAATCCTTTTGTTGCAGTGCCTTTAATATTTACAGCTAGAAGTTTTGGTAATTTTTTAAACAATCCTAAAAATTTAAAATTAGCAACAACAGCATTAGATCCTAAATCTTCAAGATATAACAGATATTTTGCTACATTAAATTTAATTGATGCCTCTCTTAGAAGTGACGATACATTAAACGAAGTAGAAAAAGATAATCTAATAGAAATGAAGAAATGGTACAAAGATAATAGAGCAGATTTAATACAGGGAAACATACCTGAAAAAGATATGTTTTTTATTAAAACAGATAACGGAAACACAAAATCTGAAGATAGTTTAGACAAAATGAGAAAACAGTTTGGAGTAGAATAATGACAGTATCAAGTTACAGCACGACAGCTAGTAGTAATACAGCTATCAACGGAGTTAATATATCTGAGGGTATGTCACCCTCTGACGTTAATAACGCTATTAGAGAACAACTTAAAGATGTCAGATCCGTATGGAACGACAAAGAATGGTTCTTATTAGGTGATGGTGATGGCACTACTACCTTTACGAGAGCCTCTGCTACCAGTATTACAGTTGCGGCTAACATCACATCTACATATCATGTAGGTCGTAGAGTCAAAGTTGTAGGATCTAACACAGGTACAATCTTTGGTAAAATTGCTACAAGTTCATTTTCCTCACCGAACACGACAGTAACCTTCACTTTTGACAGTGGATCTATCAATTCAGGCGATACCACAGTCTCTGTATATGTCGGTTCAGTGTTTACAAATCCAGCTAATCCTGTTGTCGATGAAGATAACATGGCGAGTGATAGTGCTATACTTCCTCCTTCACAACAATCCACAAAAGCATTTGTCACTTCAGGCACAGTCACCTTATCGAATAAGTCTATCTCGCTAGGCAGTAACACCCTTACAGGAACAACTGCCCAATTTAACACAGCATTATCTGATAATGACTTTGCCACATTAGCTGGATCTGAAACACTTACAAACAAAACACTTACCAGCCCTGTCCTTAACACATCAATATCAGGTACTGCATTTAAAGATGAAGATGATATGTCCTCTGATAGTGCAACTGCGGTTGCCTCACAGCAATCTATTAAGGCTTATGTAGACTCACAATTAACAGCTCAAGACTTAGATATTTCTGACGGATCTAGCACAATAGCTATTGACCTAGATAGTGAAACACTTGGCTTATTAGGTGGCACTGGTATTGACTCTACAGCATCAGGCAACAATGTAACTTTTGCGATAGACTCTACTGTAGCTACACTTACAGGATCACAAACACTAACTAACAAAACTATTAGTGGTTCTTCTAACACACTATCAAACATAGCAAACTCAAGTCTTGCTAACTCTACTGTAAGTTATGGTGGTGTATCTCTAGCTCTTGGTGCTTCTGATGCAACTCCAGCTTTTGACTTACAAGATGCAACTAGTTATCCAGCAAGTGCCTTAACAGGAACTGTCTCTAATTCTCAAATAGGTACAGGAATTGATGCTACAAAGGTTGCTGATGGATCTGTTACAAATGCAGAGTTTCAATTTATCAATACCCTATCTTCTAATGCTCAAACACAATTAGATAGTAAAGTAGCAAAGGCTTCAAACTTATCTGACTTAGCTTCAGCTTCTACAGCAAGATCAAACTTAGGTCTTGGCACAATGGCAGTTCAAAATTCTGCTACTGTCAGCATTAGTGGTGGTACGATTACAGGATTATCGACACCTTCTAATAACTCAGATGTAGCGATTAAGTCTTATGTTGATGATGCAGTTGCTGGTTTGAGAACAAGAACAATAGCTGAAGTAGCAACTACAGCCAATGTCAATCTATCTAATGGATTAGAAGCTGGTGACACAATCGATGGTGTAACTCTTGTTGCTGGTGATCGAGTCTTAGTCAAAGACCAATCTACAGCTACTGAGAATGGTTTATATCTAGCAGTATCAAGTGGTGCGGCTTCAAGAGATCCTGAACACGATACAATCGCTGAGTTAAGTGGTGGTATGGTTGTTGTCAATCAAGGATCAACTAACGATAATAAAATATTTCTCTGTACTACAGACAGTGATGGCTCATTAGGTTCTACAAACATTACCTATACTCAAGTCACCCCATCTAATACAGGAACAGTTACAAGCATTGGCCTAACACAGTCAGGCTCAGAATTTTCTATATCAGGATCACCAGTGACATCTGCTGGTAATATCACACTAGATGTAAACAGAATTAGTGCTACGAAGATTGGTGGCAACTCAAATGTTTCTGATACAGAATATGGGTTTCTCGATGGAGTAACCTCATCAATACAAACACAAATAGACGCTAAAGCTGGTGCTGGTTTTGCAGTAGCGATGGCAATAGCTTTATAAGGAGAAACAATGGCTCAAGATTTTGAAAGATCATACGCTAGTTCGATTTCAAACTCATCAGGATCGCCAACAACATTGGTCACTTCAAACTCTGATGACGCATTGATCTCGATTAGATTAGTAAACAAACACACAGCATTAGTAAATGTATCAGTTGTAATTGCATCAGGTGGAACAACCTACAATGTAATTAAAGATGCACCAGTTCCTGTCGGTGGCTCACTAGAGTTAATCGACTCAGGTTCTAAGATCGTAATACAAACAGGCGATGTGGTAAAAGCATACGCAGATACAGCTAGTGCAGTTGATGTTCTTGTTAGTTATGTAGATAGCATTAGCACATAGGAGATAGAATGGCTTATATCGGAAATATACCAGCAGAAAAATATCAAACTCTACAAAAACAGAGTTTTACTACATCTGCTACTGATACCTATACACTAAGTTATTCTGTTACGAACCCACAAGATTTAGCTTTGTTCATTAACAATGTCAGGCAAAATCCAAATGATGCTTATACTGTATCAGGTACAACACTAACCCTATCCTCTGCAATTACGAGTTCAGATACTATGTATGCAGTGTTCTTAGGTAGAGCAGTAGAAACTATTGCTCCAGCCACAGGATCAGTAACTAATGATATGTTAGCTGGTTCTATTGACCAAAGTAAATTAGCTGGTAGTATTCCTAATTCAAAATTATCTACTCCTCCAACTTTTGGAACACAACTTCTTCATGTTAGAGATGAAAAATCTACAGGAACGGCTGGTGGTACAAATAGTGTAGGAGATCAAACTAGAGTTTTAAATACTGTAGTTACAAACGAAATAACAAGTGCTAGTTTATCTAGTAATCAAATAACTTTGCCTAGTGGAACATATTATATTCAATCGGTGGCTTTTGCTTATGAAACAGATATGCACCGATTATTTTTGTATAACACAAGTGATAGTAGTGTTGTAATTTTAGGTACTAGTGGATTTAGTAATGATACTTCGCAAGTTTTATCCCCATCTTTTGTAAAAGGAAGATTTACTATTTCTTCTTCAAAAACTTTTGAAATTAGACATTATACAGAAAAAGTGGCTTCCAATGTTGGTCTTGGTATTAATACAGCAGATAGTAGAACAAATGTATATACAGATGTGCAAATTTGGAAGGTAGCATAAAATGAAATACGCATTAATAGAAAATAATATAGTTAAAATGATTTCATATCAAAAAGTAGAGGGGTGGGAAGAAGTAAGCGATAATGTTTGTGCTGAAATGATAAAAAAAGAAGATGGAAGTTTTGATATTACTGATGAAGTCAAAGCACAAAAAGAACAAATTGCTCAAGCAAATATAGATGCTGATGATAAAAAAGCATCTGCTAAACAAAAACTCCAAGACTTAGGATTAACAGTAGATGAAATTAAGGAGGCTTTCGGAATATAATGCCAATATCAACAATACCAACATCAGGATTAAGTTCAGATCAAGGGGTAAACTTCCGTAACCTCATCATCAATGGTGATATGTCTATTGCACAGAGGGGTACTTCTGTTTCTAGTATATCAGGTGGAGGTGCATTTGACACTGTAGATAGGTTTTCAAGATATATTTCTAATGCTGGAACTTGGACAATTTCTCAATCAACAGATACACCTACTGGTCAAGGGTTTGCTAATTCAACTAAGTTAGATTGTACAACAGCTAATAGTAGTTTGGCATCAGGCTCAGAGTTTATATTTCGTACAAAATTAGAAGGTCAAATGCTTCAGATGTTAAAAAAAGGAACATCATCTGCTGAAAGCACAACATTATCTTTTTGGGTTAAATCTAACAAAACAGGAACTTATATTTGTGAATTATTTGACCACGATAATTCCAGACATATAAATAAATCATACACAATTAGCAGTGCTAATACTTGGGAAAAGAAAACAATTACTTTTGCTGGAGATACAACTGGAACTTTAGGTAATGATAATGCAGTTAGCATACAATGTACTTGGTATTTAGCAGTGGGTACAAATATGTCCTCTGGAACTTTACAAACATCTTGGGGAGCAAGAACAGATGCTAACAGAGCAGTCGGTCAAGTAAACCTAGCCGACAGTACATCTAACGAATGGTACATCACAGGAGTACAATTAGAGGTCGGTACAACTGCTAGTGATTTTGAGTTCTTACCTTTTGATGTGAATTTAAAAAGATGTCAAAGATATTTTCTTAGAACCTATAGAAATGCAAGTGGCGATTATCATTGTTATCCTGCAAAAGGGCAAGGAACAGATGCTGCTCGTTTTAATTTTTATCTTAATGTTCCAATGAGAGCCACACCTTCCATTTCACAATCAGGTAACTGGAGACTTTTTGGTGATAGTGGAATGGTAGGAAATACTAATAACGTACCCTCAGTTTTATATTATGATGTTTTTGGAACTGCTTTGGCTCTTGAAGTAGATGGATACTCAGGTCTTACTGATAATGAAGTTTATAATATTGCAGTTCAAAACATGACTTATTTTGACATAGACTCGGAGTTATAAAAAATGAATATTACATCAGCACAATATGTTTTTGATGAAGATAGTAACAAAAACTTTGCAATTATAGCAATCATTAATGGAGTTACAATTTCTGTTCCTATTGATGAAGCAAACCGACACTACCAAGAAATACTAGAATGGGTAGCAGAAGGAAACACAA